CAAAAGCATCCTGCATATATTCGATTAATTCCGGCACTTTCGCCGGATCACCGCCAACAATAGCGGTTATCTTTTCTGCTGAGGATGGAGCAAAATTATTAAGGTCTGACCTGAATACTATTAACCGCTTAACGAGCTCACGTTCAAAGGTTTCGCGCTCTACGTAAGCCCCAGATATTACCTTTGCTTTGACTTCCCAGTGTTGCGCCTGTGCTTCCATCTTTCGGGCCTCCGCTTCATTCCGCCGACGCTGTATCGCATCAGATGTTTGTGTCAATGGCGAATCCTTTTTCTTTAGATATGCACCTGCGTATGCTTCAACATCTGCCAGATAGAAAAGCCCATCTTGACGAGGCTTTATTTTCCTTGTCTTGCCATGTTCGTAAACCGTTGACTTAGATACTTTCCAGCCCTGGCTTCTCAAAAATGCCGCGATCGCTTTCAAATTTTTGAATGTTTTTTCTTCCATTTCAATTTTTCCTTTCTTTATTCAATTGCTGCTTCGATCCATTCCCGAATATTTACACCTTGCTGTAGGGCGTCCGAAGGGTCTTTTCCAATCGGCACTGGCCAACGAATGACCCTTTGACCGTATGTTTTCGGCCAGAATTTCCACGAATGCCGCGCCCCGGCTTCATCGTAGTCGAGAGCGTTTAAAATTTTTTCTGCTTTTGATAATAAGGAATGTGTAAAGACATCCGGCTTCATTCCGGCTGCTCCCATTGCGATAATGCCCACCAAGTCCGCCGCCTCTTGCCAGATAAGCCAGGCGTCAAGCTCTGATTCGACAACGACAAAAATATTTTTATCCGGTTCCAAAACGAGAGGTGCCATTGTTGATCCGGCAACAATCACATAACGCGGGCCTTCGCCCGGATCGTTGCGCCGAATTCGCAGCCGGGTCACAATTTCCTTATTTTGGGTTTGCGCTTTCTGTGCTGGAAGATAATTAAAGGGAATAACAATTCCCGCCGGTATCCATAGAAGTTTTGGCTTTCCATCGAACCGGATTTCCTGCGGCAATCCCCAGCCGCGGCGATCCCGGTAAAGATCAAGCGGATTGAAACCGATTCCAGCGTGCCGGATTGTTGCTTCCGTCAAACCTTTATTGAAAAGAATATCCCGCGCCGCCTGACCGCTGGGTGTCCAGAGATTTTCTTGAGTAGCATTTAAAATGACTTCTGCTTTTTGCATCCATAGCGCCGGGGGATTCTCATATTTTTTCGGTTTGAATACGGGCTTTTCTGATATTGGCTTTGTCCTTTTCCGTTTGCAACCTGATTTTGAAATCCCTAATTCCTTACATGCTTCAGCAAAGGAAAGCCCGTGTATGTCTCTCAGGTATTGAATGGCGTCGCCGGTTTTTTCGCAGCCCCGGCACCAATAACGCCCGCCTTTGTATTGCGGCCAGATTAAAAACCGGTCATTTCCGCCACACCAGGGACAAGGCCCGGCGTATTCTCCGCCGTGGGTTGCGGCCACTTTCTTAAAGGAAAGGCCGCTTTCCTGCTGTATCAAAGCAAGAATGTAATCGGTCATGTTTACACCTCCGAAAATAAATTCGCCATGGTCGGTTCTGCTGTTTTCCGGGCCGTATCTACCCAGCGGGCGCACGCTTCACGCAGCGGCTCAAAGTCTGAAAATGTGCCGGAAAGAATTGCTTTGGCCAGGCGGTTCACTTCATCTTCATAAGCCTTGAGTTCCTCCGTTAAACGATATTGAACGCCGTTCTGATTTCGTTCGATCTCACGGATGGCAAGGGCGATAACGGCGTGAACATGGCTTTCGGTATACGACGGATGATCTTCTTTGCCCGGTGTAAGGCTGTTATGATCCGAAGCGCTTTCCGGGCCGCGTAACGCTTCGCTGGTTTCGGTGCCGTCGGCGGTTTCTGTTTCACCAATCAAAATTTTAAGGGCCATTTTAAAACCTCATTTTTGCTCTTTTCCCTCTTCAGGCATAACAAAGAAAAAAACCTGGAGGGGGGGTATGTGTAAAAAAACCGTAGTTTCTGTAGTTTCCGCAAACTATTTGATATTGAAAGCATATTTCCTTCATAATCAGCTTTAGAAATGTAGTTTTCTGTAGTTTGTTTTGTAATTAAGCTACAGAAAATACATTGAAACTACATTGAAACTACATTTTGTTATTTTTATAACATATTGTATATATTAAAGAATAAACCTTATTTTTTAATCAATTACGGAAACTACAAGTTTATTGTATACCCCCCCATCTATGATTTTTAAAACACGAACGGATTTCTTGCCGATAGTGGTGACACTTGATGTTTCTCCAGACTTTCCGGGAAGGATAATTTCACGGTTTTTGAGCATTTTAAAAAAAGTGCTTTTGCTAAAAGGAAAGTGCGTGTTTTCCATGCTGCATTGCCGTTGAACAAGCGCCCAAATCGCTGTAGGCAGCAAATAGAGGTAATCGGAATCATACCACCCGACTAAGCTTTCTCCGCCGCCGATTGTTTGACCGGCGGTACCGGGCCAACCGTCCAGCCTCGCATGATTTTGAATAAGTGCCGTGGCCAATATGTCAAAAAACAAAGCTACCGGGTCATCTTCCTCAATGCGTTGTTGCTGCCGACGGGCCAGCTGCTGGAATATTCCCCAGCCTTCGGCGGCCAGAGCTTTGGCGTCATCCTCGGACAATACGCTTTTTTCGAGGAAAAACGAACTGGCCGTTTCCAGAGCAAAGCCCATGAAGGCCGCTTGTTCCGGCAATTTTTTATGAAAACCTTCGTTTGCCGCGCGTTCTCTGAGCGCCCGGAAACGTGCCGGAAAAGCAGCTTTGATCTCTGCCATGTTTTCACGAAGCCAATTGACATAAGACGTCATAGCGTAAGGCAGCGCGTCAGAGGCTTTTTGAATAGCAGTGAGTTTTGGCCGGTCTATCGCGCCTTCAGTTACTTCCACGATGCAGACACGGGCCAATGTGCTTTCCAGGGTAGGCTGTTCCTCAGCCGTCATTAGCATCATGCCGCGCGGTTCATATCTTCCTCGCTCGGACATATCAGAGTTTAAACGACCCCGCGCCGTACGGTTGGAATAAGCCCGGATCATTCTTTGTGCTATGCCTTCTTTAGATTCGGCGGCTTTGCGGTTTGCGCTTGGGTGATAATCGTCGATTACATGCAAAGAGTCCTTCAGAGTAAAGCTCCGCTTTTCCAGAATTCCCGGTGTGTCATCGAAGTTGCTGAGGCTTTCAGCGCCGCTGAAATTTCCGAAGTGGGCTAAGGCTAAAAGCGCAACCGTGGTTTTGAAACTGCCGGATTGCCCGAAAAGATAAAAGCTGAAATTAGGCATCGGTTTCAAGAGCGTGGTCATTGGCACCAAATAGATCAGGCAGAAAAGCGGGATCGTCACAGCCCGATTGCCGATATCCAGAAATTGCAAGCTTGTTTCCAGTCCTTTTTTCTCAGCTTCTGAAAAATCGGGAGCGCTTTCTTGCTTGCAAGATAGGGTGGGGGGAAGAGAGTAACGCTCAAGTTCTCTACTCAGCTTAACCGATACTTCCGGCATATCCGGCCCGCAGCCAATTGCGCCGGTAGCATGAAGGTAAACCCACTGGTTGTTTATTTCGCGCCAGCCCGTATGCCCGTAATGTGTTTTTACGGGCGTATCAGTAGAGGCTTTTTGAATGGAATGCCGTACATAATCTTTCACAGTCTGGCCCGGTTCCAGACAAGCTTTCGATCCCCATTTTGAGATCCAGGATAAGCCGGAAAATTTCTCCGCTGTTATTTCGAGCGGGGGTAAAGGGATTTTGTCATATAGCTTGCCGTCTATTGTAAAAAGGTGCTGACTATCGTTTCCGTCGTCAATAAGGTTTTCTTCTGTGATCCGGGCCGCGAAGTTGCAGAGTGGAATAATTATTTCTCCGCCGTCCTTGGAATATTTTTTCCGGCATAGATAGCCTTTTTTGACGAAGTAAGGAGAGTCGCTTTTTTCATCACCCTGTTTGTTATTCTCTGCGTCATGTTTTTGCTTTTCCTTTTCTGCACGGGCTTGAACTTGCTTTTTTATCTCATCGGTACTTTTAGTATTAGATTTACGATTGTTCATTTCCGAGTTCCGTTCTTAATTTTTTATGAAGTAAAAGTATCGCGGCGACCGACGATCTCTCGTCGTGGGGCATTCTCGCGCGTTGTTTTTTAAGAGTAATCAAGAAAAGATATTTTTACCGGAAAACATTAATTTCAGATTCCGATTAAGTTTACCCAGATATTTTTGAAGGAGTTCTGTTGTATCGCATTCAGGATGATCTGTATAAAGTTTTTG